GAGCCAGAGGCTCCTAAGGAACTAATCGAAACACGAGCAAAGGTAGAGGCCCTTGACTCTCGAATGACTGAGATGCTCAATGGGCTGTCTGCTATTTCAAACTCCATCGCTACGGATAAAGCGGAAAAAGAAGCTGAGAAGACCGCGCGAGCAGAGGCTGCGAGGAGAAGGGCGACTGAGGAGGCAAGGCTCTCTCCTGAGGATCTCGCTGCAAATATGTTCGCTGATCCAGAGGGAACGGTTAAGAAATTGACTGACCCTCTGGCGGTTGAACTTATGGAAATGCGAGCGAATAACGTCCGAAGAGAAGTCTTCGAGGATACTGAGAAGTATGAGTACTACACAGGGGATTTTAAAGCGGAAGTTGATAAACTCCTGGCAGTTCAGCCTCTTGCTTTTCGGAATAATCCCGCTTCTGTTGAGAATGTGTATTATAACGTTCTAGGTAGGAAGCAGAAGGAAATCGCAGAGGGAAAGTTGAAGAGTCGTTTTGCTTCTTCCACTGGGGCTACTTCTTCTAGTGGTAAGGTAGCTGGGAATGAGGACACGTTTACCATCGAGGTTGATGATAATATCCGCAAGGCTGCAAAGCTTGTAGGGATGAAACCTGAAGAGTATGCGGCTCTCGTAGCTACGGAAGCGAAGGAAGGAAATATCGCGTATGTCTAATATCCCAAATGTTCAAACGATGGAGAACAAGGAGGCTGTAGCTAATATCAAAGTTACAGCCTCGGTAGCGCAAGCTGCTGCTCAGAGTAAGACTAATCCCCTTGCAGATCTCCCCACGGATGTAGTAGCTGAGCTTCTTGAGAAGTTTAAAGAGCTTAAAGCTACGAATGAGGCGCTAGCTGCTAAGGTGGCGGCCTCCTCTCCAGCGGCTCCTTCTAAGAAGACTTCTCCTCCTCAGATTGATTGGTCGAAAGTCTCAGAGGCGGATATTTTTACAATGGATATCCCAGTTCCTACCATTGAACATGCACTTGAGACTTATCTTGATGTTTATCTAGCAGATAAGAATTTCGTCGCAAGATGGGTACATAAGAACCAGCATAACATTGGTCCGAAGTTGAATGCTGGGTATACATTCGTAACGAAAGAGGATCTTGATCCTAACAAGGCTCACGCACTTAACTTCGATACGAATGGGCATTACTCCTTTGATGATGTAATTTGCCTCAAGATTCCGAAGCAGATTTACTTCCCAAAGATTAAAGCGAACTCGAACAGAGCTACTTCTGTTCAAAGAGGGAAGGAAGTTCGACAGCGACAATCGAATCAGGATATCGACGTCGAAGCCATCTCTGATAATCCATATGTGAACGCAGCTCAGCAGCGAGGTTCTTTGCAGTTCTACGAGCCCTCCGCGCCGTCACTAACAGTAGCACAACAGGTTGGATAACATCACGTTAATAGAAAGGTGGTAACCAATTGGCAGGGCCGAATCTCACAAATCATCTCCCTATCATTTGCGTTCAGAATCGAGCGAATACTGCTCCTCTTACGAATGCAATGGCTGAAGCTGCTTCGCAGACTTTTCAGTTTGGAACTCCAGTATATATCAACTCCTCCGGTTACGTCGCAGCTTGGCCTAACCTAGCTTGGACGAATGCAATTCTCGGAATCGCGGAATCTCCGGGTCAGAATCTTGCCTCAGCAGGAGCGGGTGCTCCAGTGGCGCCGTTCGGAGGTATCACGGGAACTGGATCGCAGTCTACTTACGGCTCCGTTCCGAATGAGCCTTCTGCGGTTAATATTCCTCTTGGCGCTCCAGTAGCAGAGGGACGAACCTTGTTCATCGAAGCTAATCTGGATAACGTCTTTGAGATTATGTGTGATAACTCTGTTGGAACCGGGGCTGCTTCTTGGACTCCGACGCAGGCTACTCTTGCTCCTGGAGCAAATCAGTTCGGCCTTACGCTTGATAGCGGCGGGAAGTTCTGGTATGTTGATCTTGGCGTAACAGGCGCTCATGCTGTTGTTCAGGTTGTAGGAATCAACCCCCTTGATGGTTTCATTGCGAATGCTCGTCTTCGTGTGAAATTCCTCGTAACGGCAATTCAGAATCTTGGTTAAGAAAGGAGGACTATCTAAATGGCACAAGTAAGAGCAAAGTTCCCGCAGTTGATGCAGACTGGTATGAAGAAGATCTGGTTCGACGCCATGCAGTACCAGTTGAAGAGTTCACGCTATCCTGAGGTCTTCCATGAGGAGACTTCTGATAGCCAGTATGAACAAGAGATGGAGATGGCAGGTATTTCTGCTCTCCAGGAGAAGCCGGAAGATTCTCCGACTGCGTATACGGAGATGATTCAGGGACCGTCCAAACGCTTTATTCACCTTACTTATTCTCTCGGAATCCGTACCTCGAAAGAGCTTATGGATGATGATAAGTATGGTTTGGTGAAGAAGGGTCCAGTTCTCCTCGCGCGTTCCGCCGCGTTTACGGAAGAGATGATTGCCTGGAATGTGTTTAACCTGGGCTTTACCTCTGCTGTAACCACGGGAGATGGGCTCTCTCTCTTTAACAACCAGCATCCTCTCCTCGGAGGCGCAGCGGCTACTAATCTGGCTCCTGGGGCTTCTAACGTGATTTCCCTCGCGGGAACCTGGCCTAATCGTCCTTCTACGGATATTGATTTTAGCGTCGCTGGTCTTCAGCTTGCTACGAATCATGCTGCTAGAATGATTGATAACCAGGGATTCCCGATTAACCTTCGGTGGAAGTATCTTATCACTCCTCCTGAGCTTCGGTTCCTGGTACGCGAGATCCTTGGGTCGCCGGGCAAACCTTATACCGCGGACAACACGATTAACTCGCTGTTGCCGGAGGATTATAAGAACCTGGAGATTCCGTGGCTTACCTCCCCCTCGGCGTGGTTCCTTGCTGCGGAGAAGGAAGATCATACTCTCCGTGTGTATCATCGTGAAAGGGCGAAGACGGATTTTGACGACGACTTCGACTCTGACGCGTTGAAGCAGAAGACAAGGCTTCGTATCTCTGCTGGCTCAACTCGTTGGCAGGGTGTATGGGGTACGAGCGGACCGTAGGGAAAGGGGATTCAAATGGGAGACGGACTTCGACATACAAATCTCACGGGGGCATGGCATTATTGCCCCCGGTGCGATGAGAAGACGAAGATCGGAGATATGCAGTGGCAAAGGGGATTACTCCTCTGCCCTACTTGCGCAGATAAGAAACTTCTAGGGGATAGAGAAATTGCCATCGCAGCGGTTTTAGAGGATGGGAAAGAAGAGCTCGCCCCAGTGGAGAAACTTCGTCTCCCATATGAATACACGGAAACTGAGGATTTCATTGTTTAACAAGGCAGCGATGCTGCTGAGAGGAGTTAGATATGAGTTTCACTGACGGACGTTGGGAGGGGAATGTTTCCTTTCCAGATCTACAGGTTTTTGTAGATGCAACGTGGTTTAATAACATTGGAGGAGTAAGCACTATTGCAACTGATGGTGCTGGTTCTCTTTATGTCGCTCTTGGGAATTCTGCTGTGGGCGCATGGTATGCGAATCTGGCTCTGTTCCTTCGTACTGGGATTCTAGCCTCTTCTTACGATCAGGAGCAATTTGGAACGGCGGCAGGAGTAGCTGGGCCTTCTTCCGTAGCGAATACTTCTGGACCGTTGGCACTCGCTCCTGGGCAGCCTCCTATCACAGCTGCAAATATGGCTACAATTGCGGGTTCTATAAATGGAACGGGAACTGGAATCCAAAGGGGTGCAATTCCAAAAGGAACGCAGATTGATTCCGTTGACGTAATCTACTCCGTGGCTGGTCTTGCTGCGGTTACCCCTACGATTGGGCTTACGAAGACTGCATTCGCTAACAACGTAGCTCCGGTGGTTACGAATCTGATTGTGCTTGGAACGAATGGCCTTGCTACAGCAATCCAGGCGAATCCATACGTAATCAACGTTCCTGTAACCAGCCCCGCTATGATAACTTCCGCAGACACAGAACAGACTCTAAACGTTAACATAACTGCTGGAGCTACTGGAACTGTGAAATTCTACGGCGCAGTTGTCAGAGCGCACTTCAACTTTAACTAAGGAGGCTTCAAGTGGCGAATGACTTCACAGGGAGAATCCTCCGAATCACAAATACAGGAACTATTCCACTGGCTAACTTTAAGGTAAAAGGTGGAAACTGGACTGGTGGAACTCCTGGGGATGTATTCACTCTTACTGACGTAGCCGGGCGATCTTATAGCTGGACATTCCCTACTGATGGTAGCGAGGTTGCTATCTATGAACTAGGATGGCTATCTGGCCCGGTTGTTATCGCTGCAATTCCACATGGGCAGGTTCTTCTGTATCTTTCAGCAAAATAAATCCAAAAAGGAGCTTCTATGGGACATATTAAAACCATTCCACAGGTAGATGATAAGGGCCAAGAGACTGGAAATATTAGCCTTGAGATTACCTATGGGGGAAAAGAAGCTCCATTTGGAGGGATGGATACGAGTGCGCCGCCGGCGTATATCGCACCGAACTGTGCAGTTTTGATGAATGGGATGCTGGTTGTGGATAATCAACTGGTATGCGTTACGTTTGAGAGTTTGCCAACTCCTCCTCTTTGGGGAGAAGCTACTGGAGT